ATGAGCAGCAAGAGGGGTCGCAGATTTATCTGGAGACTTCTGGAAATGGCAGGTGTATTTCGATCATCGTTCAACACTAACGCAATGACAATGTCATTTGGTGAAGGTAACAGGAACTATGGTTTGCAACTCCTCAACCAAATCCACACTCTCTGCCCTGAGTTGTATCCGACAATGATTAAGGAGCAAAAAAATGTCAGACTCGCTGATGACAGAGCCAACCCAAACCAATGAAGGCAGTACACAGCAAGAAGTAGATACATCAACTGATGCAACTACTGAATCACAGCAGCAAGCTGAAACTGTAGAAGATCAACAAGATTCGGATGAATCCGCTGTTGAAAGTGAAACTAGCGAACAGGAAACCCCTAAAGAAGGTGCACCTGAAGCCTACGAGTTTAATAGTAAGGTGGCTGACGCACCCGAAGAACTCGACTCCGAAGTCTTAACTGCTTTCGGGGAAGTCGCTAAAGAACTTGACCTTTCACAGGAAGCTGCACAAAAAGTATTAGACAAAGTTGCACCTGTTATGCAGGCAAGACAAGCAAAAGTTGTCGAAGACGCTAAACAAGATTGGGCGAACGAAGCTAAAGCTGACCAAGAATTTGGTGGTGAAAGCTTAGATACTAATCTTGAAATAGCTAAAGCTTCACTTAACGCTTTTGGTACTGATGCTTTGAAGTCGCTGCTGTCAGAATCTGGATTGGGAAATCATCCTGAGATTATCAGGTTCATGTACCGAGCAGGTAAGGCAATTGGTGAAGATAGTTATGTTGGTAATTCTCAAGGTGCATATGCCAAAGGTGGTGTACCAAAAGATTTTAACGGCATAGCTAACGCACTATATTCTAATCAGCAAAATTAGTAAGGAGATTTAAATGGCTACTCTCTCATCATCAAATTTAACCCTAGCGGATTGGGCAAAAAGATCTGACCCAGACGGTAGAGTTCCAATTGTTGCAGAATTATTATCACAAAGCAACGAAATCCTAGACGATTGCGTGTTCAAAGAAGGTAATTTACCTACTGGTGAACGTGTAGTTATTAGAACAGGACTACCCGGTGTTTACTGGAGAGCATTAAACCAAGGTATTCCATCAAGCAAATCAACAACTGCTCAGATTGATGAAGCTTGCGGAATCCTAGAAGCTCGTTCTGAAGTAGACAAAGACTTAGCAATGTTAAACGGTAATACAGCACAATTCCGTTTATCAGAAGATACTGCGTTCTTGGAAGCAATGAACCAGACACAAGCTGAGACAATGTTTTACGGCAACCCCGGAACAGATCCTAAGAAATTTTTAGGATTAGCACCAAGATATGGCGATTTATCAGCAGATAACGCAGTTAACATCCTTGATGCAGGTGGCACAGGTTCTGATAACGCTTCTGTTTATTTAGTTCTTTGGGGTGATAATACTGTTTATTGTCCTTTTCCTAAAGGATCTAAAGCGGGTCTGACACACGAAGATCTAGGCGAGCAAACTGTTTACAACAGCGATGGTACAAGGCTACAAGCTTTTGCTACTCGTTACCAATGGAAGAATGGTCTAGTTGTTAAAGATTGGAGATACGTTGTTCGTATTTGCAATATTGACATTTCTGACTTAATTGGTTCTACAGGTACACAAGCACCTACTGCAGCTACAGCTTTAATTAAGCTTATGGCAAGAGCATTGTACAGAATACCAAACATGGCTATGGGTAGAGCAGCGTTCTATATGAACAGATCTGTACACTCAGGTATGGCTATTTCAGCACTTGATAAGTCACAAAACGTCTTGGCTATTCAAGAAGGTTTAACACAGTTTGGTTCAGCACAAAGTTACTTATCATTCTTAGGTGTTCCTCTAAGAAGAGTAGACGCATTGCTTAACACAGAAACTCGTGTAGTTTAATTTGTTTATTAACATAGGAGTCTAAAATGATTACAGACAAACTGCTCCGAGTGAGCGAAGATCAAGCGGTAACTTCAACTGCTGTATCTACTGACACTATTGATCTAGTTACAGCTAGAGACATAGGTGAAGGTACACCTCTATATATGAATTTTGCTGTAACAACTGCAATGGCAGGTGGTACAAGCATTAAGTTTGAGGTTATTACTAGTGCAAACGCTAACTTGTCTAGTCCTACTGTTATTGGTAGCAGCGATGCAATCCTTACAGCAGCACTTACATTAGGCAAAAATGTAGTTGTACGTCTTAACCCAGAAATTGCTGGCAAAGGTCAACAGTATCTAGGTGCAAGATATACAGTTGCAGGTACTTACACAGGCGGTAAAATAACTGCTGATATAGTAGAGACTATAGGTGACGGTAGGAAGTATTATGCTTCTGGCTTCACCGTAGTATAATTAGGAGTGACCTATGCCAATTTACAAAGCTAAAACCAAATGTTTCGTGGGTAATTCTCTACGAGATGTAGGTGAAGAGTTCGAGTATAATGGTGAATTTTGTAAGCATTTAGAGTTGATAAGCGGATCTGAAGCTGAACTACCTGTGCCGTCTAACACAACCTTGGATTCAGCTAAAGATCAAGCTATTGACTATGAAGCTATGACAAAACGTCAGTTAGAGGAATATGGTCGTACTATCGGCATTGAGCTAGATAGAAGACAAACAAAAGTTTCTCTAATACAAAAACTTGAAGCAATAAGCAAATAGGCTAGGTCTTCTATTTAATTCATGGGGGGCTAGTAGTAAAACTGCTACCTCCCTCTTTTTATAGGATTTGTTATGGCAACCGAAGTAGATATTTGCAACCTTGCCCTTGCACATTTGGGTGATGATGCAACAATAGCTTCTATAAAACCACCAGAAGGTTCTGCACAAGCAGAAAAATCTGCACGGTTTTATCCAATAGCAAGAGATTCTTTGTTGCAAATGCACACATGGAACTTTGCAGCTAAAAGAGATAACTTAGCTTTAACGACAAATACCTTAGATCAATGGGATTATGCGTATCAAGCCCCTACAGATATGATGACACCTGTTGCAGTTATATCTCCAACAGCACAAAATGATTACGCTACAAGAATGTCATCAGGAGATACACCGGGTGGAATAACATCTAATTACGCACCAACAATTGTGGCAGGTCAATATACACCACAACAATTTGCAGTAGAAGGAGCATATATTTATACAAATCAAGAAAACGCAATGTTGAGATATCAAGCTTTTATAACTGATCCAACTTTATTTTCTCCTTTATTTATTAATACGTTGTCTTGGCATCTTGCTTCTATGTTGGCAGGTCCTGTTATAAAAGGTGATCAAGGAGCAGCAGAAGCTAAACGCTGTACACAAACAATGATTTCATATTTAAGTACTGCAAAACAACAAGATAACTTACACAGAGATATAACAGTAGAGCATATAGTTCCTTGGACATCTGGGAGGTAATTAATGCCAGTTACACGCAATTTTAAACAAACTTTTTCTGGAGGAGAAATATCACCAGAAATGTTTGGTCGTATTGGAGATAATAAATTTCAACAAGGTGCAGCCTTAGTTCGTAATTTTATTGTAAAACCACAAGGACCTGCACAGAACAGATCAGGTTTTGCGTATGTAAATGAAGTAAAAGATAGTGCAACAAAAGTAAGATTATTGTCTTTTACTTTTTCTACTGTGCAAACAATGGTTATTGAATTTGGTAATAATTATTTTAGGTTTCATACACAAGGTCAAACATTATTATATTCAAACGGTGCTGCATGGAGCAATGCTACTGCATATACAGTTGGTGATATTGCTTTGCAAGGAGGTGTTAATTATTACTGTACAGTTGCTCATACAAACCAAGCACCACCTAATACAGCTTATTGGTATGCAATGCCTGCAAATTATATATATGAAGTACCGCATCCATATACAGAAGCAGAATTGTTTGATGTACATTATGTGCAATCCGCTGACGTTATGACGCTAGTGCATCCTAATCATGCACCAAGAGAACTAAGAAGATTAGGTGCAACTAAATGGGAATTAAAAGTAATAAATTTTGGTTCACCTTTGCCGACACCAACAAACGTGCAAGCTGCTATGTATATTCCAAGTTCTTCAACTACTAACGCTGATACTTATTTAACTCATAAATACGTTGTAACTGCAATAGGTACTAATTTAGTAGAAGAAAGCAACCAATCATCTTCTGCGTCTGTTGATAATAATATTTTTGTTACTGGAGCAAAAAATACAATTACATGGAATGCCGTTACAGGTGCGACAAGATATAGAGTTTACAAAGAACAAGGTGGTATATATGGATTTTTAGGAGAGACAACTACAACTACATTAGTAGACGATAATGTTGCCCCAGATTTTTCTAGAACACCGCCAATACATGAAAATGATTTTGTTGGTACTGGTAATTATCCGGGTGCTGTATCTTACTTTGAACAACGTAGAGTTTTTGCAGGTACTAATAATGGACCACAAGATATTTGGATGACTAAATCAGGTACTGAAAGTAATATGTCTTTTGGTTTACCAATACAAGATGATGATCGTATTGAGTTTAGAGTTGCTGCAAGAGAAGCTAATACTATTAGACATATTGTTCCTTTAACGCAATTGCTACTTCTTACAGGGTCGGCAGAATGGAGAATAACTTCTATTAATAGTGATGCTATAACTCCATCTTCTATTTCTGTAAAACCACAATCTTATATTGGAGCAAACAATTCACAACCAGTAATTGTTAATAATAGTTTGGTATATGCTGCTGCTCGTGGTGGTCACGTTAGAGAATTAGGATATAACTGGCAAGCTAATGGATTTATTACAGGTGATTTATCTTTGCGGGCACCTCATTTGTTTGATAATTTGACAACAATAGATATGGCATTATCTAAAGCTCCAATACCTATTGTATGGATGACTAGTAGTAATGGAAAATTGTTAGGTTTAACTTATGTTCCAGAACAACAATTAGGTGCATGGCATCAACATGATACAGATGGTTTATTTGAAAGCGTAGCTTGTGTTTCTGAAGGTAATGATGATGTTACATATTGCGTTATACAAAGAAATATTAATGGTGCTAATAAAAGATATATAGAACGTATGGGTACAAGATTATTTAAAACACAAAGAGATAATTTTTTTGTTGATTGTGGTGCAACATATGATGGCACAAATACAGATACAAATAAAACAGTAACTATATCAGGCGGTACAACTTATAAAAAAGGAGAAAGTATTGTAGTTACAGCTAACTATAATTTATTTAATGCACCGCCAAGTGTAGACGATAAAGATGATGCGATTGTATTAGTAGACGGATCTACGTTTTATCGTTGCACTATTTTATCTACTGCTAGTCAAACAGTAGCAACTGCAAAATTAGATAAAGATTTACCAGTAAGTTTGCGTAATACAGCTATTACAACATTTGAAGTAGCAAGAAATAAAATAACAGGACTTAATTTTTTAGAGGGAAAAAAAATAAATATATTAGCTGATGGTGCAGTACATCCACAAAAAACTGTTGCTAGTGGAAGTGTTACTTTAGATCGTGCGGCTAGTGTTGTACATCTTGGTTTACCTTATGAGAGTGATTTACAAACATTACCGTTGGCATTACAAATAGAAGCTTTCGGGCAAGGTCGAGTAAAAAATTTAAATCATGTGTGGTTAAGAGTATTAGAATCATCTGGTATTTTTGCAGGACCTAGTGCTGATAAATTAATAGAAGCAAAACAACGTACTACAGAACCATATGGAACACCACCTAATTTAAAAACAGAAGATATAAAAATTATGTTGACCCCTACATGGCAAGATAATGGTCAAATATTTATTCGTCAAACAGATCCATTACCATTAACTATTGTAGGATTAACCACCGAAGTGGCTGTGGGTGGATAGTGTAACCGTAAAGCGATAATATAATTGTATATTTAAAAAATATATAGGTGTTTTAATATGGCAAACACAGGTGGAACTAGTTGGTCAGACCTGAGTAGATTAGGAAAATTTAGCATAGGAATGCAAGCGTCAGGTGCATTATCAGGTGTTATTGGCTCGTTTTTTAGTGCAGGTGCAGAAAAATATAAATATAAAACAATGGCTTTACAGCTACAGCATAAAAAAGACATGGCTTTATTTAATAAAGACATGAAAGAGAGTCAGGCACAGCATATAAACATGGTCTTTAATAAAAGAATGCAAATGTTGTCGTTACAACAAGCTGCTGCAAAAGGAAGAGGAAGAGTATCAATGGCGGCTAGAGGTGGTCAAAGAGGTGTAGGTAGTAATAAAGATGTCATGCTTAGTAATGACATAATGATGGAAATTGATAAACATACTATGAATGCAAATAAAGTTAAAGCTGTAAATGATAAACGATTAGAAGGTGTAGGACTAGGAATACAAGCACATATGTATGGAGTAGGTGCTAATAATATGTTTTCTACAGCATCATCAATAAGTCCTTGGATGAATATGACCAGTAGTTTATTAACAGGAACAAGTAATGTAATAAGCAGTTTACCTTCATCAATGTTTATTAAGAAGACTTAATGGCTAAACGAGTACCGTATCAATCAGTTCCATCTGTAGAACTTCAAGCAGGTTCTGAAGTTCAATTTTCTGGTGGTACAGTAACACCAATGCAAGATGTAGTTACGGATGATATAGAAAGATTTGGTAAAGCACAAACACAATTAGGACAAACACTTACTAAATTAGACGATGAATTAAATGACGCAGAAGCAAAAAAATTATATAACGCTTTACATGAAGATATACAAGCTGAAGTTGATAACTATACAAATTTAGAAGGAGCAAGTGCTGTATTGTCTAATGGCAAAACTATTGAGGGTGATCCTAAAAACGCTTTTGACGATACCAATAAAAATATAGAAAATATTTTAAAAAAATATACAGACCAATCAAGTAATGGAATGGTTAAATATATGCTTGAAAATATGTCTCAAGTTAGTATTAAATCTGCACAAAATAAAATTACACAACATTCTATAAAACAACAAAGATTATTAAAACAAAAAGAAAGTAAAGCAAAAATTAACACTCATCAAATAGATTCAATACAAAGTATCACACGTTTTAATGAACCGGGTAGTGATTATTGGACAAGTTTTGGAAGTGGTATAGCAGAAATACAAGCATATGCATTAGATCAAAATTGGAACATTGATCCTACAAAAGGTGAGGTTAGTTATCAATATTTAGAAATGCTACAAGATTATACAAAAGGTATATATGATTCGGCATTGGATTGGTTTGGACAAGATGAAAAAAAATCAGAACTAGGCAAAAAATATTTTGCAATGCACGCACAAGGTATGCCAATAGGTGGAACATTAATACAAACTATAGATGGCCAAACAACTGTACAAGCTCTAGCTACTTTAGAAAAAAAACAAAGCGATGCTTGTGCTGTAAAAATATGCAATAACATTTTGGAATATGAAGGTGATACAAACAATAATGATTTTTTACATTCAGCAAATTTTTTAATGACATTAGACAGTAATAATACAACTGATAATGGTAATGGTTCAGCGGTTATAGACGGTCAAAATGCTGATCAAATGGAAAATGTAGAAGCAACAAGTAGTGAAAATATTGAATCTTTACAACAAGCTAGAGCAACATCAAAATATTATAATCCCGAATCAACATCATTTGGAGGAATTATACCTCAACATCAAACTGTACATTTGTTTGCAATACAAAAATTAGGTGTTGAAAAAGCTGATACACTTTACTCAAATGCAGTTAAAGATGCAGATATAGATCAAGATAAATATGAAAACGATCAAACGTATTTTGTAGAAAAAAATAAGGAAATTATAGCTAATTTTAATAAATCATTTATTGCTGAAATAGATAAAGCATACACTCCAAAAGTGCAAGAACTAACAAAAACATTAGAAAAGCTAAAGACAAAAAACAGTAAAATGAAAAGTAAAGGTGTTTATGTAAAAAAGAAAAAAGAGTTAAAACTAAAAATTGCAGAAACTGAAAAAGAATTAAAAATTGCAAAAGAACAATCAAGTAAATATATAGATACAACAACTAATGATTTATTAATAATAAATAAAGAAATTAATTATGATCATGTAAATGGTCAGACTTATGTTGAAGTAAATCCAAAAACACAATTACCTCCATATGAGTTTTTTGAAAAGAAAATAATAGCAACGATAAAAGATCCCGATAAACAAAAAGTAGCTTTAGAAGAATTAAAATTTAATTACCGTAAGAAAGAAGAAGAAAGATTAAATAGATATAACGGTGCATATTTAAATGCACAAGACATTGCTTTTTCAGAACCAGATGGTTGGAAATTATTAAAAGCAAATGGTATCGATATAAATATGTTTACAAAAGAAGATCAAATTGCATTAAAAGGAGGACATCCACCTGAGTCAGATACTAATGCACTTGTAGAAATAGAAGAAAATGAAGAAGAAATTTTGACAGATGAAAATAAATTAAAAGTTTATATGCCTAAATTAAGTAAAGGACAATTTGAATATTATGTAAATCAACTTAATAAAAACAAATCAAGCAAAGCAAAAACTAATGGTTTAAAAATAGATCCACAAATTTTTGAAGCAGCATTAGCTGAAAATGATATGTTAGATATGAAAGATAAAGACCCACAAAAATATCATAGATTAAAAACAATTTATAGAGATCGTTTAAATTTTTATTATGACAATGGTATAGAAATAGATTACAGCAAAAGAAAAGCAATAATTAAAGAGATATTAACTGATGAAGTTATTTACGATGGAAGGTTTAAAGATAATACAAAATCATTTTTTGAATATAAAAAAGGAGATTTTGAACAACTTTATATAAAGGTTGATAAAGGAGATGGTTTGACAGAAACAGTTTATTTAAAAGATATACCAACAAATTTACAATCTAGAATACAAAAAGCTTTATTAAATAGAGGTATAGCTCCAACATATGCAAATATGGCACAAGAATATTACGATACAGGTAGACCTAAAGATACAGATAGTTATGAAAAATCTTTAAAAATAAATATGATGAGAGGATTTTAAATATGGATGACAAAATAATTAAGTACGAAGATCTAGGTGATTATGAAAATAATAATTCATCTAATGTTTTTAATAAAACTGGTGATGCATTAGATATTGAATATGCAAAATTTGAACAAGATAGGCAATGGAATAATATAAGACAAACTTTAAAAGCCGTTAGTGAAATGGACGGTGATAAAGTTGGTGAAATACAAAAATTTAAAGAACAATTTAATTTACCAGCAGATTTTGAATTAAACAATGATGACGAAACATTCAATTATATAAAAAAAAGAAAACGTGAAGAATATATTCTTAATCAAAATTTTGCAAAAATAAATCCAATATTAGCAAGACAATTAGAAGATCCTCGGTTTGCTGCATTAGCACATGACAACATAGAACATTTACAAGAATATTACACAACTGGTAGAGCTTTAACTATGCCTTTCCGATGGATATACGGTGGAGGTGTTGGGTTACAACAAGGTATACATAAAGGTTGGCTAACTAACGAAAGAGGATTATTAGGATATCAATTAATGACAGGTGATCCAGATAATGAATATCACCAAGGCGATAGAATTAAAAAATTTATAGCAGCTGACATATTTGGTGCTTTTAGTGAAAAACAAACAAGAGAAGAAAAATTAGCTCGGATAAAAGAAATTGATGCAAAAATTGCAATGTATAACGAGGATGGTGTTAATTGGATAGAAGCAGGTGCGTATTACGCGGGTCAATGGTCAAGACAACTACCTGCGGCTGCAACAACAGGTTTAGTTACTGCAAAAATTAATGCAAAGCTTGGTGCAATAGCAGGTAGTGTTGTTCCCGGTAAAGGTACTGCTATAGGTGGAGTTCTTGGTGCTACTACAGGATTACCAGCCGCATTTAATTATATGGCGATTAATTCATACATGGTTGAAGGTGGTAATTCTTATTTAGATGCTATAACCAGAGTTGGTGGATTATCTCATGAAGATGCTGCAAGGCAAGCTCATATGGTGGGATTCCTTGCGGCTGGTGTAGAACGTATTGGATTGCCATTTTTATTTAAAGGTACATCTAGTATAGCTAGTAAAGGTTTAGTAAAAATAGGAACTAATAAATGGTTGCAAGGTTCATTAGGAAGATCTGGATTAGGTCCTAAGTTAGAATCTTCTTGGGTTATGTTAAATAAAAGATTTCTTAGAAGATCTGTTAAAGATTCTTTAAGTGATAAGTTTCAACAACTCACAGTTTATTCTGCTACACAAGATATATTTAAAGACATAGCAACTAATATATTGTCAGAAACTTCAACTGAAGTAGTTCAAGAATTAATTAATATTATTGGTTTTAACATAGCTGCAGAAATGGCTACATATGAAACAAATCCTGTTGATATGGAAGAAGGTATGGACAGGATTAAAGGAGTCATGTGGGATACTTTTAGAGGAATGGTTACATTTGGAATTGTGACTTCTGGTGGTGGATATATGCGTACAGCAAATAATGTTAGGCAATCAGATAGTGATCAACAATATATTGAACAAATGCTTGAAATAACAAAAGATGATAAGACAAAAAAAAGAAACAAAAATTTATGGCAAAACTATATGGATTTAGTTGGAGACAGATTTGGTGTTAAAGATTGGTATGTAGATGCAGAAACTTTTCAACAGCAATTAGATGAAAATGATATTTCAATGGAGCAATTAGAACTATTTGATAAAAATTTAAGTAGTCAATTAAGAAAAGCAACTGATGAAGGTCTTGTTGGTAAAAGCATAAAAATAACTCAAGGTGATTATTTAGCTAATATTGCAGGTTCAGATTTCCACAATATATTAAGGCCACATCTACGTCTTGGCAATAATACATATAGTCAAAAAGAATTTCAAGAAGTTTATAAAATTAAAGATAAGATGTTAGACCAAACATTAAAAGATATAAAAACAAAAACAGCAGAATTTAAAGAATCACAAAGAGAAGCTAACGCATATAAAGCACAAATAAAAGAACAGCTAGTAGCTACAGGTAAATACACTAAAGAAGTTGCCACACAGCTAACACATTTACCTTTAGCTTTTGCTTTGACATTTGCAAAAAGAAATAATATGAATATCAAGGATTTTATAAATAAATATTTTTATAACGTAATTTATGAAGGTAAACCACAAGATTTTGGTAATGACTTTTTTAATCAAAATGGTTCTGTAAAAACTGATAGTGCTTTGTTTAAAAATTGGTTTGGTAAATCAAAAATGAAAAATGCCGATGGTACTCCTCAAGTTTTATACCACGGTACTACAAGTAGTTTTGATCGTTACAATTTAAAAAATACAAATAGACCTGACATAGGAATTTTTGGTAGAGGTATATATCTTTCATTAAATGAAAATGACGCTAAAACATACAAACAACAAAAGAATTTAGATCCTGATGTTATGCCCTCGTATGTGCGTTTAGAAAACCCATACAGAGAAACCAATCCAAACATTAAAGAACAATTGCAAAAAGGTGGTAAAGGAGCAAAAACTAGTTACAGAAAAAAGTTAATACAAGAAGGACATGATGGTGTATTAGTTGTTAATCCTGATACTAACGAGGTGACAGAAGTAGTTGTATTTGACAGTAATGCAGTTAAATCAGTTAACGATAAAGACAATTGGTCTAGAGAAATTGACAATATATATGAACAACAATTAGAAACTTTTGAACAACGAGGTCAACAAGAACAAGGTAATGTTGTACCGCAAGCTGTATATCAAATTGCAAAAATTGTAGAAAATTTTGAATTTGCAAAAAGTAAACCTTTTAAAACTAACAGACAATTTAAATTAGAAATACAAAACCGTGTTAAAAAAGAAGCAAAGAAAAATAATGTTGATCTTTCTAAATTTACAGTACAAGCAGAAAAATATCTTGTACAAACTTTATTAGCAGATGCAAGATATGCCTTGATAGAAAACCCAAATGCTGTTGGTTGGTATGACGAAAAAGTAACTAAAGCAGTACGAATACTTGCTCTTAAATATCCAAAAGTTGCTACTGATAAAAGACATGGTTTCATTTTTAAATGGGCTTTAGCAACAACAAGTAACGGTATTAAAGTAGATAAAAACTTTGAATATGCAACAGATGTTTATGAAAAATGGTTAATGTCAGAACAAGAATTAGGAGAAGGAAAAGGACGTTTACCAGAATTAATGCTTAATGAATTAGGTGAAGAAACAGGTGGTGAATCTAGAGCAGCAATGGAAAAATCTTTTAGAAGGTTAAATGATTTGTTAGATAAAAAACCTTTTGCAGAATTAGAAAAATTTATGAGAACTAAACATACAGGAAAAGAAGTGCAAGAATTTGTTGGTTTAGATAGAGATGGAAAACAAATAAAAATACCAAGTGATTTTAGTTTAGGAGATATAGTTTACGGTTCTGCAATTATTGGTCCTAAAATTGGTAATGGATTTTTTGCAAATCTATATGGTAATTATGAACAACTAACTGTAGATAGATGGGCTATGCGTACATGGGGTCGCATGACAGGTACGTTAGTTTTAGACAGAGAAAGATTAGCAAAACAAAAAAGAAAAAATATTAAAGCAATTATAAGAGCATTATCTAAAGAACAGAAAAAAGCATTTGAAAAATTAATAGGTAGAAAGCTTACTTTAGGAGATATTGATAATGTTGCTTTAGCTATTAAAAATAAATCTGCAGGTAAAGGTGTGCCAATGCAAATGAAATTAATAGCAAGATTTGATGAAGATCAAAAAAATTACGATACATTTGTTGAAATAATGGGTAAACCTAGAAAAGGTGACGAAACAGTAAGTCTTGGTGATTTATTGCGTAAACAAGGTAATGGTTTAGCTAAAGACAATGATGGACAAAAAGAAACACCAAGTGGTCCTGTAGAACGTAGAAACATTGTCAAAGTATTTTCACAAGTTTTAGAAATTTTAAATAAAGAATATCCAAATTTAACAATGGCTGATTTGCAAGCACTTGTATGGTATCCAGAAAAAAAATTATATGATTCTGCAAAATTAAAAGAAGCAGTTGTTGAAACAGGTTATGAGGATAATGAAGCTCCTGACTATGCTAATGCTGCTGCATCGTTTGTTGCTACAATGGGTATATCAGATGATCTTATACAAAGCACAATAAAGGAGGTTGATGATGAGTTACAGTCCAATGAGCAGTCAACAGGAATTCAACGAGATGATGATGGAAGAAGAGTTGACGAGGGAGTTCGAGAAACTTACCAACAACAAGATACAGAAGACGCAAACATTGACGAAAAAACAGGACTCCCCATCAACCCAGACGGAACAGTTACCCTCTACCACCACACCAGTAGAAAAAACGCAGAAGCAATCAGATCAACAGGAGAACTTAGAAGTGCTGGAGAACCTGATGTCTACGTTACCACCAGAGCTATCACAGATATTGGATATGGTAATACAGCAGTTCCCATCAGGGTTGACCCTAGAATCCTTGAACTCAATGATGAATTCCCTAACGGACGAAAAGATTTCAACATCAGACTTCAAGACGATAAAGGAAACCTTAGATACGGCGGGTCTATTGCTGTAAAAGTTGGCGAATTTTATGAGCAAAGAAGAGATAGCAAAGGACCTAAAGGAAGGTTTGATCCAAAATCGTTTACAACTTTATTAAATAAAGACTCAGATATATCTACATTTTTCCATGAAACTGGTCATTATATGTTGTCAGTTATGGAAGACATTGTTTTAAGTGGTGATGCCCCTGCCGACATAATAAATGACTTTAATGTTTTACTTGATTTCTGGGGTGTTGAAGATATAGATACATGGAGCAAATTGTCTATAGAACAGAAAAAAGAATACCATGAAGCATTTGCATTAAATTTTGAAATCTATTTGCATACAGGTAAAGTGCCAGTTAAAAAACAACATCTACGCAGAATATTTAGAGACTTTGCAAGATTTCTTGAAGAAGTTTATCAAGACATTAAATATAATCTTAATAACACATATAGAGCATTATTTGGTAAAGACTTACCAGTTCTTACAGATGAAGTAAGAAGTGTTATGGATCGTATGCTTTCAACTAATCAAGACATAATATTAGCTAACGAAATGTATGGAATGAAAGCAATGTTCCAAACAAAAGAGCAAAGTGGTATGTCAGATTCTGAATGGGCTAATTATCAACAACAATTGCAAGAAGCATTTGATGAATCTAAAGAAATATTAAATCAAAAAAGCATGGCACAATTAAGTTGGTTTGAAAATGCTAAAAGTAAATATTTAGCTGATTTACAAAGAAAACATAAAAAAACTTATAAAAAAGTAGAAGCAGAAGTTACTGAAGAAGTAGAAAACGAAACAGTATATAGATTAATTAATTATTTAAAAAAAGGAGAAACAAGAAATGACAAAGGCGAAAAAATAAAAGTTCAATCTGGAAATAAAATCTCTATTGAGAGCGTAAAACAACTAGTTCCATTTCACGATATGAAATTTGAAATGAAAGAACTTGGTTATGGTAAGTCAGGTATGTTAGCTAAAGAGGGTCAAAGTATAGAAAATGTAGCAGATTTGTTTGGTTACAAGAGTGGTTTAGATATGATAGACGCAATATTAAGTGCAAGAGATATAAAGGAAGTTATCAAAGAAAGAACAGAAAAACGTATGTTAGAAGAATATTCTGAATTAGTTGATGAAAAACAAATACAATTAGGATTACAAGAAGCTTTACACAATGAAGCACGAGCAAGATTTATTTCTTTAGAACTTAAATTTTTATCTAAATCTACACAACCAGTTCGTTTACAAATTGCGGCAGCAAATGAGGCTGCATTAGACATACTTGCTAATACAAAATTAGAAGACATAAGAGTTAGTGATTATACTCGTGATGAAGAAAAAGCAAGAAAAAGAACAGAAGAACATTTAGGTAAAAAAGATCCAGAGAGTTTAAGAATGGCTGTAGAAGCTAAACGATCACAATTAATAGCAAATCAATTAGCAAAAGAATCAGTTGAAATATTAAAACGATACGATAATGCAACTAAGAAAAATGGAAAATTTCAAAAGTTCTTACAAACAGATAAACAGTTTAAAGATAAAAATAATAAGTCAAAAAGAAATATGTTTTTAATAGATGCAGGTAGAGCTATCTTGTATTCCTATGGTATTGCAAAACAAAGAATAAATGTACAAGAAAAGATGAAACAAATACAAGAATACAATCCATTTACATACGAACAACTAGAACCAATTATTTTAAAAGCAAGTCAAAAAAGTGGAAAAACAGAATTAACATCTTTAACAGTTAGTGAATTTTATAATGTAGAAGATACGCTAGATACTTTATGGTATCAATCTTTAAGAGATGAACAAATAAGACAAGGTAATAAATTAGTCGCTTTTCAAGAAGCATTACAACCAATATTAGATTTATTAGATAAAAGAATATCTCAAAGCCCTGCGGCACGAGAACGACAAATTAATCCACCGGGTAAATCAGAAGCAGTTAATAATGGTTGGAAACAAAAACTACATAAATTTGCTTTGACATTAGGATCTAATTTGCAACGTATGGAAAGTTTTGTTGATCTTATAGATGGTGCAGATGAAGTTATGAAAGGCTTTGGTTCGGCAGTACTACAATTAAAAGACGGTAAATTAGGATATTTATATAACACTTTATTTTATCCAATAAAAGAAGCATTAAATGAATATAGACAACAACAATATGTAATTACTAGAGAATATACTGAGTTAGTAGCTGCCTTAGATTTTGGTAGCAAAGAAACTAAAATAACTGCATTTGAATTTAATGAAGTTTCTGAAGAATCAACTCCATATACATTTGGTACAGATTCTGATGGTATAGGAAAAGTAGAATTACTTGGAGCTATGTTGCATACAGGCAATGATAGTAATCTAAAAAAATTATTATTAGGTAGAGGTTGGGGTTCGTTAAATGAAGATGGCACTTTAAATAGAACACATTGGGATAATTTTGTACAACGTATGAAAGATGAAGGTTTTTTAACAAAAACTGATTATATCTTTATGCAAGCTGTATGGGATTTAAATCAAAAAATGTTGCCACTATTACAACAAGCACATAGAGAACTTAATGGATATTATTTTAAAACGGTAGAAGCTACACCTATTGTTAATGAGTTTGGTACTTTTAGAGGTGGATATGTTCCTGCAAAAGGCGATCCTAATATGACTAAACAAGACGTAGAAATAACTGTTGAACAATTAGAAAGAGAGTTCAGATTGTCATTACCTATGGTAGAAAACGGCATGACAAAAGAACGTAATGAAAATTTTGCACAACCATTATCGTTAAATTTAAATTATATGACTAAACATATAGATGATTCTTTGCGTTATGCATATGTGCAACCTAAAGTAAAAGATGCTTTAAAAATAGTAAATAACAAAGAATTCCAGAAAAAATTACAAATATTAAATCCTACAAAATTAGATTATTTAATTAAACCTTGGTTACAAACAGTTGTATCGCAAAGAACTTTTGCTCCTACTGGATTAGGACCAGAATTTGATCAAGGATTAAATACAACTAGAAAAAAAGGTGGTATGGCAGTTATGTTCTTTAATCTTAAGAATGCTATAGAACAATACACAGGTGTGTTTCCTGCAATGTTAAAAGCAACACCAGTACAGATGATAAGTTCATTACAAAATTATATGCAAGATAGACAAGGTACTATGCAAGCAATTGCAGATTTGTCACCCTTTATGGCAGATCGTCAACTTAACCAAATATTTGATATACAAGATAGATTAAATGAATTATTAGTTAATCCAAATAGATTTGACAGATTTAAAGATTGGTCTACAAAACACGCATATTTTTTACAGCAAACATTTCAAAACCAAGTAGACGCTGTTGTATGGATGGCAGTATATAACCAAACACATCAAAAATTACCTACATCTATGAGCGATATAGATGTACAAACAGAAGCTATAAAGCAAGCGGATGCCGCTGTTCGTATGACACAAGATAGTTTACTACCAGAAGACAGAGCAGGTTTCCAAAACTGGAATCCTATAATTCAATCTATAAGTCAATTTACTGGTTACTTTAATAACATAGCTAACTTAGACAATAATCAATATCAAAAAATAACAAGAGATCTTGGATTTAATAATAAAGGCAAAGGTACAGAACAATTATTTTATATGTATCTTTATGCAATTATGATGCCCGCTGTTATTGCAGGTCTTATTGGTAGAACTTTTGCAGGTAATTTGTTCTTGGATGAAGATGATGATGGCATGATAGCTGATGACATGATGAAAGCAGTATTAGGAGATCTTATAAATTATAAAAAAGCATTTGTTCCAGTTTTTGGTAATGCATTGCTTATTCCTATAAATCAGTTTGATGATAAACCTTGGAATGACAGTATGGTTTCTAGTCCATCTATAGAATTATTAACAAGAGGTGGTCGGACTTTAGTTAAAATTCCTGTTGATCTTTATCAAGGTAAAGGTATTAGCGGTTATCAGATAAGAGATATAAGTGCTTTAGTTACAATATTTTCTGGCATACCAGTTACTCCTGTCGGTAGAACTGGCGGTTATTTATTAGATGTTTACTCAGGAAAAGTAAATCCAGAAAATACGGCAGATTTTATTAGAGGTACTCTCACAGGTAAATCTAGTAAAGGAAGTAGGAGGTAGATAAGGTGTGACCGTAACCAATAAAAGTAATTGTATCTTTAATAAGATATACAAATTGTTTCGTCAATGACGATTAATTCTACAGTAAGAAAGACGAACCTGTTTGTAGGTAATGGAAATGCTAGTACTTTTCCGTTTGCATTTAAAGTATTTACTGCAGCAGAAATAGTTGTAGTTAGAGTTACTACCGCAACAAGTACTGAAACTACTTTAACTTTACAAACTGATTATACTGTTCTTTTAAACCCAGATCAAAACAGCAACCCCGGTGGTAGCATCACTTTAGTATCTGGTGGTGTAGCACAAAATTTGGCAACTGGATTTAATTTAATTATTACTTCTGACGTACAACCTACACAGGGAACAGATCTAACAAACCAAGGTGGATTTTTCCCAGAAGTTATAAACGATGCACTCGATAAAGCAGTAATTTTACATCAGCAACAACAAGAAGTATTAGATAGATCTATTAGATTTGCTTTAACAAATACAATTGGTAGTTTAGAAATAACTGAAGATGCTAATGCTCGTGCTAATAAAATTTTAGGTTTTGATTCACAAGGTGAGTTTCAAGTAGCACAAGAATTAGGTGTTAATAAAGGAGATTGGGCGGCATCTACTTCATATAACATTAGAGATATAGTTAGAGATGCATCTAATTACAATGTATACATTTGTAAAACAGCACATACATCTAGTGGTTCTACACCACTAAAAACTAATGCAGGTATAAGTAATTGGGATTTATTAATAGATGGAGAACAAGCAGGTATCGCTGCAAACACGGCAACAGCACAGGCAGCAATCGCTACTCAACAAGCAACTGATGCAACTACTCAAGCAAATGCTGCAGCAAGTTCTGCAACTTTAGCTGATGGTCATAGAAGCAATGCTGCTTCTTCACAAGTAACGGCTGCAACTCACGCAAATACTGCACAAACAAATGCACAAAATGCGGCAAGCGATGCAGCTGATGCAAATCAAGCCAAGCTTGACGCACAGGCGGCAGCGGCAGCAGCCCAATCAGCGGGAGCAGGTGGTGCTGTAAAAATAAGTGCTACCGATACAACAACTGGGTTTATGACACAGAAATTTGTTGAAGGGATAGATATTGTATTTACCCTTAAAAACCAAGGTGGCAATGAACAATTAGAAGTTTCTAGTCCATATGGTGTCGCATATGCAATTGCTTTAGGAGGTTAAAACGCAATGGCAAAAAAATTATTACACGACTATACCTTTGATGCATCTGCCAAACAGGTAGTTTTACAAGGAGTATATAAAAGAGAAAGATTATTAATGGTCAGTAATGTTACTGATAACGTAATCATTTTTGTTTTTAACCAAACTGCTTTTAGTTTAACTGGATTTTCTAATGATCTTGCTGCACAAACTACAACATTAACTTTTAATTATGACACTACATCTATGTCAGACACAGATGTATTGCAAATATTTATTGAGGAAGATAGCGTAGCAATTTCACCTGCTGAAACATATGTAGATCCTGTATCTAAATTAAGAGTAAGTAATCCAGAAAACTTAATTGATACTGACTTTGAATATGGATTGCAATCTACAAAATGGGAAACATTAGAGTTAGTTAAAAATATTCCTACATTTTATAGTCGTAATGGTGATGAAAGTTTAAGTTTATCTAGTGTAACTAAAACAAATAATAGTGAAATTATATCTGTTGTAACTACTGAAAGTCATAACCTATCTATAGGTAATCCAATTATTGTTCAAGGTACTGACAGCATTTCTGCCGATGGTGCTTTTATTGTTACTGCTATACCTTCAACTACTAGTTTTCAATACAAAGCCAAATCAGCACAATCTGGTACTGGTTCTATATTAGATACATACACACAAATATTTGTTGGTTCTGTTTATCAAGGTACTGAGTTTCAATTATCTGCATTAAATGCAATTACAACAGACGCAGCAAACCCATCTACATTAACAGTAGAAACAGAAGATCCTACAAACTTTAGCGTAGGTACTAGTTTCTTTTTAAGTAATAGTTTAGGTAGTAAAAGTATTTCTGTTAACGCAGCAAATGTAGAGCCAAACAACGCTAGAACAAAGGTCGAATCATTTACACACTTGACAGCCACCAGTTTTGGTGACAAGTCTAAATGGGCTATTGGTGCTATTAATCCATACAACTGGACACCTAAACGTGGAATGTTTGTAATTATTGGTGGACAGGCAGATAGTGATGTTAACTTTAACACTACAACTAATGAAATAGAATTTGATGAAGACCATGTATTTGCTGATGGTGAAGCTGCATACTGGGTTACTGGATATGGAAACAGCACACCGGGTGGTTTAGCAGAAAGACCTTACTGGGTAAGAGTTGTAGATAGTAAAAAAATATATTTGACTATATCTGGACCAACAGGATTAAACAGAGTAAACCTTACAGGCCAAGGAGCTAACGCAGGTCATATGCGTTCTTGTTTAATGTGGGGTCTTTACGCATCTTCAGTAAATACAACAACAGAAGTGTGGACGTTTGATCAAAACTTTACTAATGCTAATGGTACACATCCTCCGGGCTGTGATGCCAATACACCATATCGACCTTTTTATACAACAATAGGTGGTCTTAATTATAGTACTTCTCCTTCAACTTACTTTATGTATTACTTTGAAGGTGACGCTACTCCATACTCATATTATCTTGCTCCCGAATCAGGTACACAAAACCAAGCTAAGTTTTTATTAAGTGTAGGTGGTGCTACTTTTAATGCGACAAGTGCTACTGTTAATGGAATTATTGTTCCTATGGAGGAGCAAAGTAAGAGTGATATGAACAGTATTTATTTACCTAGAGGTGGTTGGGTAAATGGTGATCAAGTTTATTACAACTCTACATCTATCCCCGGAGGGTTTACTAATAATGGTTACTACCAATTAATAGCTGCCGATTCTGCATACCCAAACAGATTTAGATTTCAAGGTGTTAACTTATACCCTGCTAATTCCACAGTTATTAATATGACTAACTATGGTGGCACAACAAATAACATATCTACATTTTTAAGAGTAGGTCTTAAGTTAAGAACTGAAGCAACTGGTGAGACAGGTGGTTGGGCTTTAGGTGGTCCTCAACCTAAAAACTGGTTACCAGAAGATGCATTTTTCTTTGTACCGGGTACAGGTACTAATAGCACTATTGGTGTAGACGCAACTGCTAATACAATTGAATTTACTACTCCTCATGGGTTAGTAGACAATAAACCATATGTATATTTTATTGGTTATGGTAATAGTAATATATATGGATTAACAGATTCACGTTGGTATTACGTTAGAGTAGTAAGTACCACTAAAATTTATTTAACTTTAACTGAAAACAGTACAACTCCAGTTAGTATAAGTAATGCAGGAGCTGCGGCAGGTATATCAAGAGGGTGTTTTGTTAAAGCATATCGTGCTACAGGATCAGCAAATACAGCAGAAGACACTATTACTTTTATAGATAATTTAAATGTAACGGCAGGGCAAGATCAATTATTAATGGCTTGCTATACAACCTTTGGTGGCATAACTGTATTTAGTAGTTCTGGTATGCTATTAAGCTATGAAATAGGTGGAGGTCAAGTTGTATATCCTAAAACTGTTTCACCTGATGGATTAACAGTATCATTCTCAGATCAATTAGGTGGCTCTACTAAGCAATTATCAGGTGCTGTTTCGGCAGGTATTATGATTAAAGTAAGGCGGGCTCCTGATGCCAATACTTTATATTTCCCTAATCATGGATTAGAAACTGGCGATCAGGTTTACCATACTTCTAACTCTACTGCGATATCAGGTTTGTCTAATGGTTATAGATGGAGAGTTGAAAAAGTAGATAATAATAGAATACGATTTGGATGGACAGATTATACTTACTTTAATAATTTTGGTAACTACGGTAATGGTGCTGCTACTACATATGATTTAATAATTCCTTTTACACTTGTTGCTAGTGGAGATTATATACACGCAACTAATCATGGATTAAACAATGGAGATGCAGTTACTTATAACGCAAATGGTGGTGAACTAATACATCCACTTGTTGATGGAACAACATACTTTGTACAAAATGCAACAACAGATAAGTTTCAACTATCTACAACCGCTGATGAAGTAACTGGTACTGCGGTAGATGTTCCACAAAATACTTCTTATATAGCTGGTAATGCTGTTTATTGGTATATGATTGGTCACCCATTTAATACAGGTGATCGTGTTAAGTACACAAGTTCAAGTCCAGTATCACCATTTCAATCTGGTGCATATTATTACGTTTACAAGCACAACGCTAACTATATTATTCTTCATCAAACTTATGACGCTTGTTTAATAAATGATTATTATGGACAAATCTATACTGCAAAACCATTTACTGGTACAGGTACATTTCAAAAAACAAACGTAGTAGATCTTGCTACTAAAGGTGTAGGCACACAGATCTTTAACGCAACTACACCGGGATCTACTGATGGTGTATATAAAATCGCAAGCATAGTTGATGACACTAAGTTTACATTTAATGCAGGTTCAGAAATACAGGACAGAATTGTTAACTTCACACCTAATTCATCAGTATGGATAGAACAGGATGCAATAAGAATTCCAGATCATAATTTTGTAACTGGACAAGATATAGAATATAGTCATGGTAGTACTGGTACTGTTGTTACATATGCAGTAACTGTAGTCGCAGGTAAGTTTTATATTGATGGTGTACAACAACCAACACTAGAATTAAAAGAAGGACATAAATATATCTTTGATCAATCAGATGCAAGTAACGCAGGTGGAGGATCACACCCATTAAGATTTAGTTTGACATCTGATGGTACACATAATAGTGGTACTGAATATACAACAGGAGTTACAACTTCTGGCACACTAGGTACTGATGCCAAAGTAGAAATAGTTGTTGCATCTGGTGTTGCTACCTTGTACTACTATTGCTCTAACCATGCAGGTATGGGATCGACAGCAAACACACCTGCTATAACAGAAGTTGAAGTTGGTGGTTTAGCTACAAGAACAACTTACTTTGTTATTAGAGTAAGTCGTAACTGGATAAGATTAGCAACAGATTTAACTAACGCAAATGCAGGTACATACATTACGTTGACATCCCAAGGTGATGGTTTACAACAATTAAAAACAGACAGTTTAGTCGGTGAGGTAATCGGCGGGGGAACAGTTAGTGCTGACCAAGATTCGTTTACAGTTACAGGTACAAACACGAACTTTACATCGTTCTTTAATACTGGAGATACAATATCTATTTACGCTACACCTACCAAAGAAGTTAAGTCAGTATCTTCTATCAATACCAACACTTCCGTCTTTACAACTAGCCCAGCACATGGATTGTCTACTGGAGACATGGTAGTTATGGATGCAAGTGCTGCCCCTCCCGGAACAACAAATGGTAGGTTTTATTATGTAAAAGTTACTGCTAATACTACGTTTACATTGCATCCAACTTTAGCAGATGCTTCTAACGGAACTAATACCGTTGCTGTTACAGACGTAGGTAACACAGTTACTGTTTATAAATTAACTGACATTGGTAACACATATACAAACACAGTTAAAGCTGTTACTGGTATAGGTAGTTTGCAATTAGAATCTGCTCAAGCTGCCACAGTAAGTGACGCTGACTTTACCATTGGTACATCATTGTTAATGAGGGCAGATGGTTTTGCAATACATAGACCATACGATGGTGGTGTTGAACTGATACCAAGTAAGAACCCTGATAGTCGTATGATCAGGCAAACTAGAAGATACTTTAGATATCAATCTGGTAAGGGTATACAAGTATCGTTTGCTGTTAACTTTAGTCCTTCAATACAAATAGATAGTTTTACATCAGTAGGTACACTTGCAAATGTAAAAACTAGATACCCACATAGATTAGTTAGTGGTCTTTCAATTGTAATAACTGGAGCAGAAGAAGTATCTGGTCAAACCAATTATTGGAACGGCACGTTTACTGTAGGAAACATTATTGACGAATATGAATTTCAAATAACCTTAACTAATACACCACACTCAGCGGCAGTCGGTCCTATAGGTATTCCAGAATTTTATTTACAAGGTTGGACAGGTAGTGATTTAAGGTGCGGTTTGTATGACGATCAAAATGGTTTATTCTTTGAATACGATGGTTCTGTTATGAGTGTATGTAGACGTAATGCTACAACACAGATAAGTGGAGAGGGTGGAGTTACATTTAGATCAGGAACAGTTACTGGTGTTGGTACTAAGTACACAAAACAATTAAGTTTAAACGACAGTATTGTTATTAAAGGTCAGACATATGTTGTTACTAAAATAACTAGCGACACTAATATTAGTATTCTTCCTACCTATCGTGGAGTTTCAAACAGCGGTGTTGTAATTACAAAAGTAATGACTACCAAAATTCCACAAACACAATGGAACATAGACAAATGTGATGGCACAGGACCTTCTGGGTTTAACCTAAATCCTGCCAGAATACAAATGGCATACATGGATTACAGTTGGTATGGAGCAGGTAAAGTAAGATTTGGATTTAAAGATAACCACGGCAAAGTATTTTATGTCCATGAGTTTATTCATAACAATGTATTCCGTGAAGCTTATTTAAGATCTGGAAACGTCCCAGCACGTTATGAAATTGAGAATGTCGGAACACCAAGTTTCGTGCCTGCACTCGCTCATTGGGGAACAAGTGTAATCATGGATGGTGGGTTTGACCCAGATAATGCATATCAATTTACAGCTAGTTCACAGGATATTCAGATTACTGGTGCTAATACAATTACTGTTGGAGCTAACGCTGAGTACTTATATGATTACCATTTATATTGGAATAACCAATGGAGAAATATAGGTCGTGCATTACAAATACAAACACCAAGTTTCTTATATAATTCTGTACCAAACAATGTACCTATTACTGGTGCAAACTTAGGTAACAATGTTAGAACAAGAAACCCAAATACATACTATGGATTACCTGCACAACCATATCAGGTTAACCTAAGAACAAGAACAAATTATTGGGATGCATCTACTGAAGAATTTAGAAACTTATTATTAATTAATCAACAACCTACAGGTACAACTAACACTAACTCAAACTACACAGTTACTGCATCTACTACAGGTGTTCCAGTTGTTTATGATGTACCACTTATAAGTATTAGACTTGCACCATCAGTTGATACAAACACTCCCGGTTTCCTTGGTGAACGTGAAATTGTAAACCGAATGCAATTGATTTTAAGGTCGGTTGGTATTCTATCTACTCACAACTGTACTATTACACTAAGACTAAACGCATTGATTACTAATACTGATTGGTCAAGAGTGGAGAATCCATCATTGAGTCAGCTAATTTATCACAGTAACGTAGACCAAATATCAGGTGGTCTTGATATCTTTAACTTTAGAGCGCAGGGTGGTACTGGTTCTTCTGGAAGAACTGCTGTTGTTACAACACAAGAACTAGAAGGTGTTACTACATTAGGTAACTCAATACTTGGTGGTAACAATGTGTTCCCAGATGGTCCTGACGTATTAACTATAGTCGCAAGGCTTAATGAAGACCCTTCAACAGTATCTCAAAGCAACCCATTTAACGTGACAGGTAGAATTTCTTGGACAGAATCACAGGCATAAGTGGAAATTTATTATCCAGATTTACCTGATACAAATTATATTCTTAATCCAGATTCAACAATTTTCTATCCACCTGTGGCCGAAGTTCCATACCTAGATCCTCTACTTCTACCTTCTCTGGAACAGGTACAGGGGGGGCTTCAAGATCAGGAATCTTCTGTTTCAGAAGAATCATCATCTTCAACGGAGGAAGTATCAGCAACACAACCACCGCAAGTACTGAACAACCTGCCAAAAACCACAGAGCTTTTATCAAATCAAGAAGGGGTAGCTACATTTAATATACCATTTATAAATTACGATTTTCCTGTACCTTCACCAGAAGTAATAGCCAGCTCTGTCATAGCTAGTGGTGTTAGTGCCACCGCTGCCGTTACAGGATCTATAATTCTTCAATCTGTGATTAATCAATTAAAAAAAGTAATGACAAAAATATTTAAAAAGGTATTAAAAAAAGAAATTACTGATCGTAAAAAGAATCCCGATTAGCCTTGACATAAGCTTTAATGTTTATAACATCGGCACATAGGAAAGCCCATTCCGATTTTGGATTTATCATGTAGCCGGATGCGTGAAGTTGCTGACACTTCAAAATACGAACAAGATTTTTATCGTATATATTTTTTTCTAGTTCTTCTTTGGCTAGGTCTAGCTTTACGGCTGCTAGTTCTGAGCAGGTAGCATTGTCGTTACCAAGTGGAATCATAAAAGATATCTGTCCACCCCATCCTTGGTTAACACTATACGTTCCATTTTCTGGATCAGGATTACGAGCATCATTGCCTGTATAAAATGGTGTAATACTTATTGTTGGTTGGCTACAAATTAAATTATTAAACTGTTGCTTACCTGTCATCCCATTATTTATATTCATATTTTGATTGATAATACTAGAATTACCAACCGCATTTGGTTGTGCTATGACATCAGTTTCTGCCTTTGCTTTACTGACTAAAGACTGACAAACTAGTAATAACACTAGTGGTATTAATCGTATCATTCTGAGTTACTTGCTCAATAAGACCAGCTGGTCTTGATGTTATACTGAGCGACCAAGGTAAACTAGAATCGTCAACAGTAAATACTGCGTCACCGCCAGAAATACCTGCAGACGCGGCCACAGATATATTAGTAGCTTCCCAAGTGTTTATCTCTGACCCATATTTTTCTGTGACTATGGAACGAGTAATAGTCTGAGTAGTATTCTCTGTTCTGTTACTACTGCCAGTAGTCCACGCAGGAAGAGGGTTAGCAGAAACAGAAACTGGTAATACTAATAAACAAAGTAAAAATAATTTTTTCATTTTGCTGTAGCTTTTTTATTATTATCCTCTATCTTACTGTCTTTACTGTTATTAATGCCACCCTTTTTCTTATTCACAGAAATGCCGTAGCTACCTAAAACACCGCTAGTTAATCCTGCGAGAAACGCTCCATCATTTCTAATCTTATCCATGTATCCAAGGGTCATCATCGCTAAGGACCACACCAAAATCATAAAGCGGACAGCATGACCAAAAATTTCAGCCCAATCAGTACCTTCTTTTTCTTCTTCTTTATCTGGCATAACTGCGTTTATTAGTCATACTATACATAATTACTGGTAAAGGCAATGCCTGAGATATATGGTGCATTAATAGGAGCATCTGCTACTGCATTAGTTATGGTTCTATCCAACATGAGTAGCAGAAGAGAGCGAGATATCAGAGATATTTATTATAGACTTAATAAGTTAAGTGAATCTGTAAGTAGGTTGGAAGGACAAATTAAATAATATTTGCTATGTTTGGAAAAACAAACAAACTATGTACAAATTATTGAAGCCTATACTATTACGCTTCCTTACAACAACAGGTTGTAAAAGATTAGTAATAGATTTATGTCGTGCATTTGTAACTCAGACCTCAAATACATTAGACGATAAGTTAGTTGATCTACTTGAACAAAATTTATTTCCAAAATTAAATTAATGAATAAAGAAAAATTTCTCAACATTGAAATTGAAGAGCCACCTATAGAGTTACAGCTATCGGTTGAAATGCGTATTAGAGAAGTTTTAAAAAGTGATGATGTAAATGGTGTTAAAAGGTATTGCACACATTTGATAAGACATCAGATGAGACAAGATGTATTTCTCGCCAGTTTGTTAGGAAGAATAATAGAACTAGAAGCTACATTAGATAAAAAACATAGAGCAGATGAATTAAATACTATGGACAAAATAAAAAAATTCTTTCATAATTAAAATAAAAGGAGATTATTATGCCAAAAGGAAAAGGAACATACGGCACAAAAAAAGGTAGGCCACCGAAGAAATAAAGGGTGGTCTACTAGGCTCTAGTCTCTACCCCATAATCTAGAGCCAATACCTCAGAGTGTTCTTCTGGTCTGCTCACTCTGGGGTATTTTATTAAAATGGTATATCGTTATCGTTGCCTTTATATGATGGTGGTATGTCTTTGCGGTTTGCTTGGTAGTCATTATCTACGTCAAACATATTTACCATTATTGATCCAGAATTTTCTTTACCACTAAAGTCAGGTATTCCTGCAAAGTTTATCCATTTATCTAACAACATAAATTCTTTGCCTTGGTCATTCTGCATGATGACTCCAATATTTACCCAGTTTGCTTTGGGATTGCCATCTCTATCTTTGTACTCTCGTGTCTTGACGGATAGGTTCTTGATCTTTCGTGCCATAAGGTGTCTCCTTTAGTATGCGTATGCGGACAAATCCTCCAAGTGTGTCGGTGTCCATTGTTGATATAACAGTATTGAATCGTTTGTCATTAATGCGTAGTGCATCAGCAAGTCCATCAATACCTGACTTCATTCTAGCAACTAAGTTATCACGGTCATAATTACGTTTGTTTGGTGGTATGAATGTCATTTCTAAAACTAATTTTTCTGGCAATTCATTAAATTTATATTTTTTTAATTGCTCTTTTGAAACACTATAACAATCTTTTCTATATATTTTTTTTGCTTTGGCAAGCTTCGCCCAATGCAATCTAGCGTTAGGTGACAAGTCAGATGGTGGCCAACCTAAAACTATACTAATCATCTTCTAACCTCTTTATCTCTGCCGTAATACGGTCATGGTTAACTTTCCAAAACTTACTATCTAAATCTTCAAACCACCATTGCCTATCTAATTCTGCTAATTGGCATTTGTACTTTGCAATTTTTAAGACTCTTGACTCTTCCATTAAAACAAAACTCCTTGTGTAGTTGGTTGATATGACGCATCATATCTTTTGTTATCACCCTTTGGATATGGGTGAATTTTATAATTTAAATTTTCTAATATTTTATTTTTATTTTTTCCTTTTAAAAATATATATCTGTGTTTCGGGTTTATATTTATTTCTTTTAATCTCAACAACTTTATTACTTCTTGCCTATCGGGATACCATTCAAATGCTGTCATAACATCATCCAATGTATCGTCAAAATGTAGTATTGTTTTTAACTTTAACCAATCATCCACACTTGGAAAACTAAAACCTTTATCTAACCTAAACCAATGTGATGCTGTATCTTTATAACCAAATATTCTGTCCAGTTGATTAGCAGTATATGACCGTTTGTTTTTTCTTAAATAGTTTGCAATAACAATCCTATCTAATTCATTTTCATTTATTCTTTTTTTTCTGTGTTTAATATTTTGTCCTTTAAGTCTGTCTTGTATGTGTCCTAAATTTCTAAAATGAAATTCTTTACCTTCCTCATCTACCAATTGTTTAGTGTTAGTTGTTGTACCTGTATATAAAAAATTACAAGCTTGATATATATAGCCATGATGGTTCATGTTAATGTCACTAAAACTAATAATAATTTCAAAATTATTTATTAATTTAAGTGTATTGCTTACAAAGTAAGACAAACAATTTTTTGGTAACCCTTCATTTACACATAACCTATTTAATTCTATAACTTTATTCTTATACTCTTTACCTCCTACACTTTCACACAAAGTTGGACTAGGTGGCATACCAAAAGTACAAACACCTTCTAATAAATTGTTTTTGTATAGTCCAAATGCATAAGTTATTGATGGCACTCTTTTAGCGTAGTGTTTTTTTAATAGCCATTCTCTGCATTCAATAGACATTATCTGTTTGATTGCGTATGTCTTAGGTATTGTCATTAAAATAAAACTCCTTGTGTTGAACATTCATAACTTGCATCGTAATTTTTATTGTCACCTTTTGGATATGGTTCTATGGCATAAGCTAAATGTCGCATCATTTCTTTTTTTTCTTTTTTATTTGCTATTAAATAAAAATATCTATGTTTTCTTGGTCTATCAATTACATAAAATTTATTGCTATTAATTCTTTCTTCTAAAGTATATTGTTCGCAAATAGTTTTACTGTGTTTATCACTATCACGCATTCTCCATTCTGTTCGTTTAGCTGTTAGCCCTGTGTATATCCAATTAGTTGCTTGATAAATGTAACCATGATGACCCTGAGATGTATCAGCATACGAAACCAAAACACAAGGTTTTGGCAGGTGTCGAATTGATTGTGAAACAAAGAAGCTTAGAACATTTTTACCCAAATTTTCGTTTACAACTAATCTATTTAATTCTAGAAAAATATTAGTGTACCTACCATTAAATGACCCAACTACTAAACTTGGTGATGGTGGTGAACCATAACTAATTACCCCTTGTAATTGTTTGTTTGCGTTGTACAAACCAAAGCAATTCATAATGTTTGGTATACGTTTTGCATAATGTTTTTTTAGAAACCATTCGTGGCATTCATAATTATTTATTTTTTTTACTGAATAATTTTTATGTATACTCATGTATTTCTCCTATGACTATCCCAATCAAAAGGTATCATCTTACCTCCATTTTCTCTTAACCTATCGGTTACACGCTCCCCCAAATACTCACCTAATTGTTCCCTTGGTATGTTTGATAAAAGTATACTGGGTTTAAGTTTTTCATACCTTTCATTTAAAACGTCAAACAATATTTGTTTTTCAAATTCTGATCCAAATTGCACACCTATTTCATCAAGTATTAATAAATCTGGTGATGCAAAAGCTTCTATAACTTCACTCTCTGTTTCTTCTTTTGTTCTCCAACTATCTTTAACCCTTCTAACTAGACGTTGTACGGTGGTAAATAATGGTGACCGTTGTTGTTCCATAATGCTCAACGCAATGCCTACTGCCAAATGTGTTTTGCCTGTACCCACTTTGCCAACAAAGATTGCAGAACGTCCTGTCTTCATAACCTGATCAAAGTTTTCTGCATACTCTTTAGCAAAAGCTAATGCAGTTTTTTGATCACTTGTCTTTGCTATATAACTTTCTAATGTTCGATCTTTAAATCTCTCTGGTATCAAAGCAGTTTTTATTTTAACAATCCACCTACGTTGCTCACGTTCTTTAGCTTGCTGTTTAAACTTTTCTTCCTCTTGCTTTTCTACCTCCTTCCTTTTTTTTGCCATACAACTAGGACATTCTGTCCAGTAGTCACCAATAAAATTAGTTGATATATAATTACCATGCCTTTTGCAACTGCGTGTTTCTGATGGTTTGTTTTGTTTAATTAATTTTTCCATCATTTTCCCTCCTTTAACCATTTATCAAAAAGATATTTTCTAAAAGCTCGTTCTTTTTCTTCTCGGTTTCTCTCTGCAATAACACTTAAACGTAAACTTCTTAAGAAATTCATTCGTTGTAAGTGCGACCAACTAGGCCAATTGTAACAAGCACACATAATCCATTCATTCATATTTCTTGTACCCCCTTTCCGTAATTAGTTTTAGAAAATAATGGTTGCTCTTTAGCTACCCACTTTGAATTAAAACTTTGCCATCCTCGTGCTTGTACCATAATCAATGCATCTTCCAAACTAATAGAAGTTTTTTTAACCTCATTTTTTATACCGACCAATGCAGTTTCTGTTAATGGTTTTTTTAAATTTTTTCTATGTAATAAAAAATCCTCCCATGTTTTTTTTGAAACATTACGAGGACGCTTCAGCGTCTTATTAATTGGTTTATGGTTATTGGTTATTGGTTTATGGTTATTGGTTGGTTCAAGTCCACTTGATGTAGACTTGAGCCGTGCTAACGCTGAACTTCTACCACCCTTGGATGATGCAAGTAATTTGTTTTTATACTTTAGTATTTCTTCATCTGCTCTGTTTAGAGTCCACCCTTTGCCTAACTCTAAAGTAAAGTATTCTTCTAAAATAACTTTTACCTCTGCTACATGATCAGGCATTCTTACTAAACGAGCCACCATGCTTGCATCTTCTGGTAATGGTTTCTCATGCAAATAGTAGATATCAATAGATCTACGATATGCTAAGTCTTCCATTAATGATAGATGTGCGGTGTGGCTCATGTAATCACTAATGTGAAAAGAGAAATAATGCATTATTCCCCTTTTTTAAAATTTTCTATTTCATTTTTTGCTTGTTCTACTTCTGCTTCATTCATACCCATTACTTCTTTTAATTTGGCTAATGGATTGTCTTGTTTATCAGGATTAGGAGTTACGTTTACTGGTTCTTTAAAACTAGTCTCATCATCTATCCGTACAACAGAATTGATTGCATCATTTTTTGGTAGTCGTTTTGCAATACGATGAATTACAGTTTTCTTAGCCATTTGGTCAAACCATTTTACCCAAGGTGAATGCGGTGATGTACTACCTCTAGATACTGCACGGCACTTTTCTATTTCCCCCATATTCATAAGTTCCATATACTCACCCCCATTAGTTGTTATGGCAATTGCATAAACACATATAGGTTTACCCCTATCACCAACAATTAGTGGTTTGTGTGTAAGTTGTGGTTTAGTGCCTAGTTCGTAATCAAACAAATCATTTTCGTATACAACTTCGGCACAAATACTTTTAATAAGACCGCTGTTATGTAATACCTTAATAACTCCTTCGACCATAGGAATGTATTTAACCTGATTACCATATAAAACTGCGGATGCTTCCTTACCATCTAAGTAAAGACCATCTTTTGCAGAATCCATAAAAGTTTGCAACAAACTATTTCTATCTGCGTTTACTAAGTTTTGATGTTTATTAAGTGTTAACTTTGCAACACTAATAAATTTATTTACCTCCATGTGTGGTGGCAATGCTTCATTGAATTTGTCAGCCATTTTTTCAAGTGTTCCTTGTATGGCTACGAGTGGTGATACTGTGGTCATTTTTTTAAAGTCCTTTTGGTTGTGTAAATTTAAATTGGCGAAATGGTTTGCGTGGGTGTAAATATGTACCCACCATTTCTTGGGTTACATATGTACCTTTGCTTCCTTTGGTCATGCCACAATAGATTGTTCCGTATTTAGAAACAATTCTAGAAGCACTCTCACTTGTATTTAAAATTTCTGCTTTGAGACTTTTTAGTTCTTCCTCGTCTTTTTTAATTGATTTTCTCAAAGTGTTGTAATAGTCAATACGTTTGTCCATGTCCTCATCTGCGATAATATCTAAATTTGAATCTGCATGGTTACATAAATTTTTTAATATGTAATCAGAATCTTTTAAATAATCAATATCAGGTGGCATTGATAATTTAATCCTATCCCAAAAATGATGTACCTTAACTCTTAACATTTCACCTATATCTCTATCTCTATCCCTTTTTATGATTTTCATTTCATTGCCACCAACTAATGCAACTATGCATCCCCAATTAATATCTGCCACCTCCATTTGGTGTTGAAGTTGGAGTTCAATATGTGGTGGTGCTTTAATGTTGCCATTACCATCGTCTTCCCATTTAGAAAAATAAATATATTTATCTACATTTTTTATTTCCATAATTCCTACTTCATCACCGCTAGTGATTTTGTAGTCAAAGGAAGACCCCATGCGTGTTTTAGTATTGCTAATGTAAACATCAAACGGTTCTACATCCCATCCTTGATCTTCGGCACAGCCTTCGGCAATGCTTTTTTCTAAACGTCTACCCCACGCTAATCTGGATGTGTCTTCTAAATTAACGACAAGTTTTTCTTTCTTTTCGTTATAAAGTTCAAACGCTGATTTGTATGGGTTTAAATCATACAATGATGATACTTCTGTGGAAGTTACATCAAGTAATCTGTTCTCTAACCAATCTTGTTTGTTTGTAATTGGTGTTTCTAGAATGTGCTTTTTAGCCATTAGAATAATTCTCCTTGTTTTTGAATTTTTT